AATGCCAGACTTTCGCAAAAGCATACGTGGCCACTACTACTCACCAGAAGAATTGATCACAGACATGATTGATCAGCTGGCACATGGCCGTGACATCACCGAGGCCATGATTGGTCGTTGGAATCGATTGTGTGAAGGCACTCCTTGGCAGATTGATCTTGAAGCCACCTCTGGTACCAGGCCACCACAGCAGGATCCAATTGTTGTGTTCGCGTGATACCTTCAATCCAGGCTCCAGGAGGTCGGTTGCGCCAACGAGTGCTGCGTCGGTAAATGCTGCGTACTTGATATTTCATAACTGCCTATTTAATACACGCAGTTGACCCGATCATGCTGTTTGGTATGTGTACACAGCACAGTGCGGTATGGTCAAGCTGTGATTGTACTGCCAAACTTGACTGCTGCCAGGTAGGTTCAGTAGTTGATCTCTACGTACACAGTCAGCGGGCACTCTCAAAATATACACCACCCCACCATAACGATACTGCTCACGCACAAGATTGTCTGCTAGATCTGGCGTGGCTGTCAAATACCATGAGGGGCGCCCACTAACGCCACCAGTCATGATGTCCACTGTGATAGGAGTCACAGGCAGCACACGAGTTGATTCAAATTCGGCGTACAAGTCCGGCGGCACTGCCACAAAGTAGTTTTTGAGTTTAGGCTGCTTCATGTGTGTCCTGATCCTGGTCTGCCTGAACACCAGCAGCATCCAATGCAGCAAAGAACGCATCACCAGATCTGTCATGGTCAGGATCCAGTGCAGCAGCCTGACACCAGGCCTGATACCAAGCATCACGCTGATCATGATTCATGCTCCAGTACTGTGTCCAACTGGGATTGGAGATGGATTTCAGCACAGGCAGTCTGGTTTCACGAACAACCATGACATAGTTTTCAGGATCAGCGTGAACACGATTCAATATGGTTGAGCGATCACAGTGATGTGCTCGTGCTGCCTGTGCTGCACTGGCAAAGGTACCTAGGGGTGTGCGAACTGGTGTTGAATTGGGCATGGTGTATTTAACCAAAATGTGTTGACCAGTATTCAAACTCATGCTATAATTACTACACATTGTTAAACAAACAGGAGGCTTACAATGCAAACACCACAAGACATCACATTAGATATCATGAAAGACAACAGTCGCGTTGTTGATTTTATCACACCAGTTCTCAAAACTTTTACCAAGTTAGAAATGGTCAAACAAGATGCCAAGCATGATAAATCAGCCAAAGCATATCTTGAATCAGTAGAACAAGAATACAGGAACCAACTAAAGTTCTTGTATGAAGCAGCCCAAAAGGCCTTCCCTGAAGACAAAGTAGATCCCAGGATTGCACACAGTAGTCTTGGTCCTGCTGATATCCTGGACCATTACGAGTTCAGCGTAATAGTTAGAAAGAAATAAAACAAAGCCCGAAAGGGCTTTCCTACAAAGGAATTAAAATGACAGAACGCACACAAGAACAACTATTAGAATACAAAGCATTGCTAATGAGATCATACGACGACATTTCAAACAATGTAGAACCAACAGAATTTATCAATCACGAACTGGCTCTTGGCAAAAGTCTTGATGACATTCAAGCAGGCATTGAAGATAATCGTGTATGGATTATGGAAACAATGAAAATGAAGAAAACCTAAAGCCTCCCTGTTTATAGGTTTTGGCCCTGTTAAACGCAGGGCTTTTTTGTTTCCGCTAAATATCTGCATGACAACGGAAAAACAATCAGATCAACCAAAAGTGCGTAAGAAGGCACCCAGTCGTGGTGGTGCTCGCAAAGGTGCTGGCCGTCCCGTAGGATCAACCAACAAGATCCGGATTGAAGAACTCATGACCACCATACACACCACGGCTGGTCGCCCCTATGGTGAACTCCTGGCACAGAACTATGTTCAAGCCATTGCTCGTGAAGACTGGAATGGTGTTCGCGACTACGACAAAGCATTCATGAACAAGATGATTGCTGACAAAACTGAAGTGACCACAGTAGACAGTGCAGACACAGTGGCACAAAAATCAGCAGCTTTTGCAGAAGCCATAGCCCAAATAGCTGGTATAGCCAAGAAACACTAAATAATCATATGCCGTTGATAAAGTCCAAATCAAAACAAGCGTTTGACAAAAATGTCAAGACAGAAATCGCAGCGGGGAAACCGCCTCGTCAGGCTGTGGCTATCGCGTATGCCACCAAGCGATCGGCAGCAAAGACTTCGAAGTCAAAAGGAAAACAAAAATGAAACCAGCAGGTACACAACGAGATACCAACTTGAATTTTGATGGCATGGAAAGCATGAGCCCCAGCCGCAGTTCAAAGTTTGCACACAACAAGTGGTCAGGACACTCTAATGATGGTCGTGAAGTAAACTTTGGTCGTGGCCCCACCCGAGGCAACGACGGCATGTGCGACACTCCAAAGAACTTGGGTGCTTCAGTGACCAAAGACAAAGGTCGTCGTCCTCCCACATCAGCCCTGCCCGCAGTGCCCGCACAAGGCAGTGTACGCGACAACATCAACCGTGGTCATCAAGACCGTGGTGCAGGTGGCACACAAGTACGCAAGCCCGCACCTGACAACATTCGTATTGGTCAAGGTGGCGGCACAAGTTATGGTGCCACAAGTCGTGGTAGTCGTCCTGTTGCCCCAGGCAGCACCGAAGGCATCAACTATGGCCCCAAGAAGCAATACTAATAGGAACCTGACACCATGATCCCATTTATCCCCCAAGGTCCATCAGTGATACTGCCCTACACTGATGACTCAACAGACAACAGCGTGACCCTGGACATGGGTGCGTTAGGCGTGCCCAATGTGCTGTATGTTGTGAACCCAGACACTGCCAATGTGGTTGTGGTCAATGTGAGTTTTGATCCACTGGACACCAACGCCAGCATCCCTACATCAGGAGCCAATGGCATAGGCACAGTGATCGCACCGTTTGGTTATGCCATGATTGGCATTGACTCACACTACCGCACTGGGCCTGTGTATCTAAGTGCTGCTGGCGACAGTGCCACAGGCAATGTGTTTGTGACACCTGGCGTGACACAGTACAAGTAAGGAACAACAATGAAAACCAATCCAGAATCTAAACCCATCAACCAAAAGCGTGGACCCACAACAGGCAACGCTGGTACTGCAAGCAAGCGTGAACAGTTCATGACAGCCAAAGCCAAATCTGGTAATGAACGCAGTGCTCTTGCTGACATGGTAAGTGACGCTGTGGCCAACCGTGGCCGCAAAATGAAAGGCTTCCGCGACGCCGCAGTGGAAGGACTCAAACCCATGGTAAATGTGGGACGAGGACCTACAAAAGGCAACAAGGCCTAAACAGCCTATTCACAGTCAGTGCCCAGGGCACTGGCTGTTTTCTGATCTATAACTGTAAGGAACTGATATGACTGATCAAACCACCAACCCTTGGGCTGACGAAGAGCCCACCTCCAAGACTGTAAAGCCCGCAAAGGCCGCAGCACCAAAAAAAAATCTTGAGCAACAATTGGCCACCCAGGTTGAATATGACCTGGACGGCCTCATGACTGACTTTCCCACTGCCCGAGACCTTGAACGCTTTGTGTTCGACGAAACTGGCATTGTGTTGAACCTCAAAGGTCGCTCAAACAAACTCAAATACCAAGTGGCCATGGATGTGCTCAACGGTTCGGAAGTTGATCCTGCTTACCTGGGCAAAGACAATCCTTACCTGGAGAAGACTGATCTTGTGCCTGAAGAGCCCATGAAAACCTTGCCTGAACGCCTGGCCAGCCTACCACCACGCACAGAAGTGCAAAACGAATTCTTCACTGCCTTTGTGCCACATAGTGATCCAGAATATCACGCACAGGGTCGCAAGATGCACTGCACATTCCGCAAGTATCGCACAGGCGAAATCACCTATGAAGTGCTGGGTCCTATTGAACCACGCCCTTATGGTGAAAAGATTGACAAGTGGGGCAAAGTGCGTCCTGAAATCATTCGTTGGGTTGATCCACGCACAGGCGAACAATTGGTTCAGCGTGAAGATGGCACACTCACTCCCATTGGCCGCAGACTGCGTGCCATGATGCAGACATTCCGCTACAATGACTCCAACCAATGGGTGCGTTATGTGGACCGAGACTTTATCAGTCTTGACATGAAGGCTGCTATCAATCCCTGGGACTTGGGCAATGAGTGATATCACTCCCCAGATGCGTGACGCTGAGATCCGAGCAGCCACAGAGGCTCGACGAGTGGTCGACACCAAGATCCAGCAAAAGGTCATGGCCGTAAACCGCGAAGCCTTTGTGATCAAGTTTCCAGGATACTTGCAGCATTCAATGCGCCTGGTCAACGAACGACTCATGAACTGCCTCAACAAGCCAGAAGGCACTGATCTTGCTGATCCTGACACATGGCCAGCAACAACACACGAGATTGCTGACCTAGCACAAGCACTGTATCACCTGGACTTGATACGCCAAAGCTGGGAGTAAGTCGTGATCAATCCCAGCGTTCTAATGCGTCGAGCTGTGCGTTGGGTTTGTGATCAGCACGACATTGAGCCTGCTCAGTATGTGACACTGACCACAGACCAACAACTACGCCTACAAGACCTGGTGACTGCTGTGGCTGATGACATGCAGTTCAATCAACTGCGATACTTCAGACCATTTGCACACCAGCTGAAATTCTTCACTACCCAGAACGACCGTAGAGGTATTCTTGCTGCCAACCGTATTGGTAAAACAGTAAGCACCTGCTATGAAACTGCCATGCACCTTACTGGACAGTATCCAGACTGGTGGCAAGGCCATCGCTTTGACCGGCCTGTCACAGTGATGGTTGCTGGTGAAGGTTGGAGCCAGGTTGCTCTTGTGCTACAACAAGAACTGTTGGGCACACCCGATGTCAAACTGCAACAACAACTGGGCACTGGTGCTATACCACGTGCAGCCATTGTGACAGATACCATGCGCAATGATGGTGCTAACTGCATAGGCTGTGAGATACTGCACGCCTCTGGTGGACGCAGTTATTTGCTGTTTGCTAACTACACACAGGAGGTCCGCCAGTTGCAGGGTTTCAAACTGGACTTGGCGGTATTTGATGAACAACCACCAGATGACTTCTTCTCAGAGATTGTCACAAGAACT